AGAGGTAACTGACGACGACGTCGTCCGGGACATCGCTCCAGCTCGCGAGGAGGCGACGGCTGCCGATGTTGCCCCGGGTCATCCGGAGCATTCCGGTGTACGGGTCGAGGCGATAGTCCGCAGTCTCGACGACCGCCTCCGAGTTAGTCACCGCGATGATCGAGATGACCGGCGTCCGGTCGAGGTAGATGTCCTGCTGGTTCCCCGAGTAGACGTCCGGGTAATCCGTCCGGGTCGTCGCGACGAGACCGCCGGGCTGCCCGATCGCGCGGAGCACCGCGTCGTTCGCGTAGCTGATAGCCGCGCTGATCGCGGCGTCGTGGAAGGTCACACCTGCCGGTATCCCGAGGACTGCCTTCACTTTTGCGCTCGTCGTCAGCGACATCGTCTCCCTCCTACTCGATGAACTCGCCCGGCTCGCTGTCGAGGACGTCGACGCCCGGCGTCGGACCGGAGTCCGGGTGCCCGAGGGCGCTGAACCACGCCTCGGTGATGTCGATCCACCCGTTGAACCTGACGCATCGGTCTCGGAGATGGCGGTCCTGAACGAACGCCATCACCGTCGCCGGCTTGTCTCGGGTCGGGAAGTTCGGGTTGCCGCGAGCCGGAGGGATCGGGATCTCCTCCGGCCAGTCGACGATACGCGAGCGCCTCGTCTCGCCGTAGTTCGCGACGAGGTAGGTCTGCGTGGGAGGCCAGTGGGGGCGCGCTACAACATACCGGTAGCTTCCTGGCTCGGGTGGTCCCTTGATGATGTCCGGCATCCGCCGTTCCTCCTGGGTTGCGCCCCGAGGGTAACACCGAGACCTCCTCCGCTACAACGGAGCGAACCTCTAGACGGAGAACACGATGACCGAGAATCGGCTCCGCGGCAAGATCGCCGTGACCGGAACCGGGCGATGCGGGACGAGCTTCCTCATGCGCCTCCTCACCGCTTATGACCCGGACTTTACCGGCTTCCAGGCGCACGACCATATGATCGTGCCCGGCGTCCAGGCAGGGATGGAGCACGTCGTCGACGCGCGCTCCGACCGGTGGGACTTCCTCCGGCTCGGTCGGGTCTGGAAGGATCCCGGGCTGATGACTCGACTCCCCGGACTCGTCGAGCGCGGAGACGTTCCGGCGCTCCTCGTCGTGCCCGTCCGGAGGGTAGAGCACGCCGCGAAGTCTCGCCTCGCGAACAACCGCCCGTGGTTCCCCGACCACCCCGTCGACCTCTCCAAGCAGGATGAGTGGCCGGAGTGGGCTACCCAGGAAGCGCAAGCGAAGGTCCTCCGCGAAGGGCTCGGGCGACTCGTCGAGACGGCAGCCCTCTACCAGATCCCGATCCAGTTCGTCCGCTGGGAGACCCTCGGGGATGCCGGCGCTCTCTACAGCGAGCTGTCCGCAAAGCCGTACTTCGGGCACTCGACTGATTCTCTCGTAGCAAAGTTGTTCATGCGAGAGTTCGGGCGGTTTAAGCGAGCGCACGCCGCAACCTGGGGGAAGTTCGTCCGGTAGCTCGGACCCGGACACACAGAGCCCCTCCGCGGAGAACCGGGGAGGGGCTTCGCAGTTCACGGTCCGAGGACCTCGCCGCTAAGCGAGGTTCCCGAGGATCGCGGCGCCCTTCGTGTTGTCGAGGACGAGCGCGATGTCCATGAACATGTCGACCTGATCGAACTGCGAGGAGGTCTTCGCCAGCGGCATCACGGTCATCGGAGTCAGCTCCGAGTAGAACACGTACTGCGTGTTGACGAAGATCGCCGCGGTAGTCGAGCCGCCGGAGTAGGCGAGAGGGACACCGGCAGCGGTCGAGGTGAGGTCATCCGGGATGCCGGTCGACTCGATCAGGGGGATGCCCTGGTAGGACGAGACGACGAAGCCGCCCTCGATCTCGTAGCCTTCGCGGAGGAACCGCTGCTGGGCCTGGAGGGCGTTGTTGAACAGGCGGTGACCCTTGTACGAGACGTAGATCCGCATGGCCGCCTTGTTTCCGGAGCCCTTCACCGTCTGAATGGCTTCGTCAGCCTTGTTCAGATACAGCGCGTCACCGGAGGTGCTCGACGTGTTCGCGACGACCTGCCCCGAGACGTTCCCGACGAGGGTGAGGAGCCCGTCGATCTGGTTCGCGTTGATCGCCGAGTCGCCGATGACCGAGGCGGACTCCAGCTGGTTCGCGAAGTCCTCCGCCTTGCCGATCAGCTCCGTCGCGAGCACGTCGCCGTAGGAGCGACCGCGGGCCACGAGCTTCCGGGTGACCTTGATCCGCCCGAGGAGGGTCTGGAACGGGAACCCAACCTGCGTGTACGAGCCCTCGGACTCGGTCGGCTCGGTCGTGTCGGCCACCCACTCGCCGCCAGTCGTCGCCGCGGTACGCCGCTGCGAGTAGAACTTGTCACCCGAGCCCGGACGACGCGGCAGCGTCGACTGGATGCCGAGCTGGCGGTTGGTGAGCATCTGGACGACCTTCGAGATGGTCGTCTGGAGGAGGACGGTGCCCGAGTTGGAGACGGTCAGCGAGCGCTTGAACGCCTCGCGCTGCTCCTGATCGACGCCGCCCAGCCAGTTGACGTGTGAGTTCATGGTCTGAATCTCCGTGAAAGGAAGGTGCTAGCCTATCTCTCCGGGAGGAGGCGCCTAGCGGCGCCACCCCGCGTCGAGGTCGCCGATGATCCCGTCACGCTCGGCAGCGATCAGGAGAGAACGAAGGGTGGACGGGGCATTGTGCGCCGCCTGCAGGTACTGCTTGCCGCGGTCGCCGCGGGGCAGGTGACCCGAGGGCTCGCGGGAGATCGCGATCGCCGACTTGTGCCGGTTGACAACAGCGCAGAGCACGGGGGCAACGTCGCCATTCTGCTTGCAGCGCTCGACCAGAGCGTTGACATCGCGCTCGGCCTGCTCGGAGTCGTGACCGCCACCGAGAACGGGGTGCTGCATCGTCGAGCCGCGACCGACGCGACCGGAGCCGATCAGGTTCGCGAGAGCGGCGTCGCGGTTATCGCGCTCCGACTCCAGCGCGGCGACCTTCGCGCGCAGCTCGGCGACGCTCGGGTCCTCGCTCGGCTCGGGAGTCGACTCGGGCGCCTTCGGGGCGCGCTCGTCGAGCGCCTTCGCGATCGCTCGGGCGATCAGGTCCGCCTGCGCCTCGGGTCCGAGGGTCGCGATAGCGTCGCGGGTCTCGGTGACCGGGGTCGGCTCGGGAGCCTCGGTGGTACGTGCCTCCAGCTCGTCGACCCGCGCGGTCAGGTCGTCCTGACCCGCCTTGATCGACCGGAGGAGATCCAGCATCTCATTCTGCTCGGCGCTCATCGCGTCACTCCTGGGTTCGGGGTCGTCCCCCGGTAGTTGGTTCTCACTCCGGGCGAAGTCCTCACCCGGATGGTAACTGACGTCTGCTCCCTCGCGTGAGGGAACCTCGCCGGGGTTACCGGCTTCAACGGAGCGCTCCTCGCTCTCCGCATCGTCCTCCTCGTCCGCGGAGGGCGCTCGCTCGGACTTCGCGAGCCGGATGACGATCGCGTCGTCCTCCTCGTCGACTCGAATGACGTGGCGAGCCTGGAGCCCCTCCGGAGCCGCGGTGCGGATCGCCTTCGCGGCGCGTCCGGCATCGCGAAGGATCTGCAGCCCGACCGAGTCCGGGTTCGCCGGAGATCGGACGATCGCGACGTGGTCGAGGAGGACGCGCTCGACGATGATGCGGCTGATCTCGCCCTCGTCGTCGGTGACATAGCGGACCTCCAAGAACCAGCCGCCGATCGACAGCCCGATCTCCTGACCGCTATCGAGGCGCCGCTTCAGCTCCTCCGCCCTCGGAGCGCTACGGTTGACCCGAGCGTCGATGTCGAGGACGAAGCCCCGCTCGGATACGTCCGCCGGTTCGACGACGTCCGCCTCGCGGAGAACTCCGGAGAACGTCCGGCCCACGACCTCGTCCCACTCGACGGTATCGAGGAAGCCGCCGTGCCGCGGGAACAGGTCGACGCCTCGGTTGAACTGCATAGCCATATCGTCGAGGGCTCGGGCAGACATCTCGGTGCCGTACCAGTCCACCGAGGTCGAGGAGGCAGTCCCGCGGACGACAAACACCGACTCGTCCGTGTCCCGAGTGTCCGATGCCTTCGAGCGCTCGACCTCCGCTCCCTCGACGGGTAGCTTCGCCGGTGCCCGTCGAACAGAGGCGGGCAGTCGGAGCGGGATCGCTCCGGG